CCGCCATCTTCTTCGACTTCGACAATGTAATCGATAATTTCGTCAATGCGTTCTTTGTTTTCTTCAACATCGCGGATTAAGTTTGTCCTGTCAGTAGCGTTGTTTTCAACAGTCAGAACGTTCACAGTCTCTTCAAGATTCTGTATCGTACTAGCCTGTTGTGCCGTCCACCATATAAAACCACCGATCTGGGCTATCACAACCCCAACTACAGCAATACTTACCTTTGGCAGTTTATCAGACATCTATCTATATCCTCTACGAGCTATAGCTTCACGTTGTACATCAATGCGCTCACGATTAACCTTGTTACGGTTTTCCGCAATCTCCTCCTGACTTTCCATACGGGCAGAATCAGTAGCCGCACGTTGTTGCATTTTCTGCAACTCTAACATCATTTGACCCTGATCCTCTTCGGTTTTACGCTGCAAGTCTTGTTGCTTGACAGCTAGCTCTTGCATGCGGATCTGAACAAGCGGATCGTTCATTGGGTCGTCGCCCGGTGTCATTAGCTGTGGAAGTATCTCTGCTAGTATTTTTTCCATCTGCAAAGAAATCAATTGCTCCATCTGAGCCGGATCCTGCATGTTTTGTTGCACTTCCATGATCTGCTGCTGCGCTGCTTGTGGGTTTATCGCTCCACTTTGTGCTGCCAATTCAGCCTGACCAATGATGTCTTGTATCTCATTCATGACCATCTGACGTGCTTTCTGCGAAGCATGCTCCATTATATGTGCGTAAAACGTACCCATAACTTGTGGAGATGTCATAACCAAAGGCGTCTTTGTAAACGCTAAATGTATACGCATATGCACGTCGTGATCTTGATCTGGAAACGTGTTGAGTATCTCACCCATCAACGCCCGAGCATTCTCGATGGCGGGATCTAGAGGTTGTGGCTCTGGCGGCGGGGGTAGAATTTCATCGACATTCTGGACTTCTAAAGCCTGATACATTCGACGATACGCCGCGTGTAAGTTGTGCATCTGGGGGTTTGACTGCGCCAACTGTAACTGGGTTTGAGCCAATGTGACCCTCTGCGCCATCGAGAATATGTTAGGATCACTCACAGGAACGACATCAATTCTGTCGTCAAAGTCCTGCGACATAATCATTCTGTTTCCACCCTCTACATCATAAGGATATTCTTGAGGTAGATTGTCTTTGAATATTCTAGCTAAAACACGGAACTCTTGCTTCTGAGAATAGTGCAACCGCTTATGAATAGCGGACATCACTTTCATACCACGCTCTAGGAGCGCCACAGTCGTCCCTACAGGGGCCTGACCGTTTGCGTCGGCAGTCTGCTGGTCCGCTAGAGAAACAAAGCGTCTACCGCCCTCTACAAGCGCTGCCAGCAATTGTGCCAGAGTTCCAGAGGGTTCTTTGTATGGAAGTGGGATTATCGAGCTTTTTATATCTCCACCCGGTGCATCTATGTCCCGCCACTCACCCGGCTGTAATGGCTCGTCGTCATTACGAACCCTTACGCCTCTAGCCTTAAATCCTGCTGGGAGGTTGGCAAGAGTTCCTGCATCGATCAACTGTCGGAGAATACTCGTTGCCGCACGACCAAGGCCACCAATCATGTGAATCAAACCAAAGCCATAGAAGCCCAAACCCGGCATAAACTTGTAATGTACAAAGTATTGTTGCTTCTTAGCTAGACCTGAACCTTCTTCAAAGTTACGACGTATAGATAAAACTTTCCCAGAACCCTCATCTATTGTCACAATATATGGCAACGCTATCCCCGTTGGCTCTCCAGTGGGAGCCATGTCTTCGAAACCCTCAATGTCCAAATCAACATGCATTTCCAAGACAGTGTAAATGTCGTCAGTATATGATCTCGAGATACCCTGTATCTCGTCTACTTTCTGTCGAACCTCATCCGTCTTTTCTTCTGGAGCCGAGATATCAATATCTCTGTAAAAACCAGCTATTTGCATCTTTCTTATTTCATTCGCATCCATACGAAGCACATGCGTAACACGAGATGCTGTAGCTAGATCTGATGCTGAATACGGTACAACCAAGTCTTGTGCAGGAACAAACTTAGATACCGCACGTTGTTTGGCCTCATCAAAGTATACTTTCTTAAACGTAGAACCAGACAACGGTAAATAAAACAACAGCTGATCCATGTCAGGATCAAACTCTTCCATAACCTCCATGATCTGGTAGTTCATGAATTCTTTGACTCTTGACGCCTGTTCCTCACGATTTCTGTCCTGAAGACCTAAAACCTGTGTCTTCACCGGACCACCAGAGGGAAGCAGTTCCTTGTACGCTTGTGCCTGAAACTGTGTGACGCTTTCAGCAATTAACGGGTGCGTAACCCCAGTAGCGCCCTCAAACGGTTGACTACGCTCTTCATACTTGACACCAAGCTGGTCCAGACCTTTTGTATAAGTTTCTTCCCAATCAGAACGGGAGTCCATATCTTCTTCATAAGAAGCCCTAAGATCTGACGAAATTTCCCCAAGATAACCTTCATCTAATAACTCCGCTAAGTTTGCATTGTGAGGGACTGGTGCTGCTGCTTGCTGATCCATAATCTCAGTCAACGCCTGAACAATCGCCCCTCCTTGACCATCTTCCAATATTTCTGCACCGCCCTCAAACGTTTCGGGTTGTGGAACAGATACATCTACAGAAGCCTCGTCCGGCAGCATATCCTCTGCCGTAATTCCAGAATCTACAATTGGAGGTAGTGCCATTAATAATACTCCCGTTTACGACGGTACTCGTCAAAATCTTCGTTCTCACCTTCCAAGGAAATAAATCCTCCTTGTCGAAAACGCATCAGTGCTAACGTCATGCTATCACAAAAGTCATCATGATCGCCATTGGGAAATGAAACAACTTCTTCAATAACTTCATCAGCAAACTTCTTATCTGTTGGTGCCCATACTACACCAGCTTCGAACAATGGCGCAACCATGTGCATTCTACTTATCTTATCATTTCCTTTGCCCGGTGAGAACCCCAATGCTGGAATACCGCGTAACCGCAACTCGTCAATAAGCGGCGTACCCGTCGCTTTTGCTTCGACCAACACCATGTCCGGTTCCCAATACTCGTGTTCTTCATAGGCTTTTTCCTTTAACTCTGGGAAGTTCCACCGCCCTCTCTGAGCATCCAATAACACTATGTTATCAGCCCCTCCCTCCTCTGGTTCAAAGATTCCCCACGTTGTAATCGCGCTATAATCCGCTGATTCCTTCTTAGAAAACGCCGTATCGTACGCCTGAAGTATGTATTTTAAGGGTGGAATCTGCTCTTTGTCCCACGGTTGCCACCATTCTCGCTTAACTATGGCCGATTCGGACGTAGTTGGCGTTTGTTGCCACTGTGCATTCCATTTTCCTACAGGGAGTGACGCTTTGATGGACAATAATGCGTCTTTTTCCCAGAATTCAGGCCATAATGGCTTGTCTGAAGGTAAAATTGCAGGAAATTCTACTACCTCCCACTGATCTGCCATCATATCACCGCCTTGAGAGGCTATCAAACGGCCTGTCAAGTCTTTTTTACCCCACCTTGTCATAACAATTATGATTGCACCGCCCGGTTGGAGACGTTGTCGAGGTCCAGAGGTATACCATTCGTACGCATTGTCGAATGCACTGTCGCTCATGGCGTCCTGCTCCGAGTGTGGGTCGTCAATAACAAACAAATCCGCACCACGACCCGTGACCGCAGCACCTACACCCGCTGCAAAGTACTCACCACCCTTGTCAGTTTGCCATTTTCCGGCCCCTTTGTTGTCTTCTTTTAGGTTTGTATCCGGAAAAATCTCTTTGTACTGCGGATCGTCGATCAAATCTCGCACTTTTCTACCAAATCGTACCGCCAACTCTGTATTGTGGGTCGCCTGAATGATTTTAAGCTTGGGATTCCTACCCAAAAACCACGCTGGCATAAGAAAACTAGCAAATTCCGACTTTGAATGACGTGGAGGCATGTTGATAATCAACCGTTTCAACTCTCCTCGGGCTACTCTTTCAAGTTTTTCCGCTATGATACGGTGATGTCTACCCTCAATAAAGTTGTCATAGACATGATGAGCAAAGGGCATGAAATATTCTTGCGCTTTTTCCCTTGTTTCTAATCTTTTCTTAGCCTCTGTAAGAGCCAGTATTTCTTTCAAGGCTTCTTCTGGTAAGGCTTGTAGATTCATGAGCTAACAGGGGCTGTCTCTACGGATGTAACTGTTTTTCTTCTTTGACCCGGTCCCTTGTATCCCTCTGGGATGTTCAACCTTGTATATGGTGACAAGCTTCTACCCGCCCTCATTCTGGTTCTTTCTACGGTTTTCTTGCAAATCGGACCATCTGGGCCAGCCACCAACGTATATGTGTCATCAGGACATTTGAAAGAGTCGTTACCATCTTCATCTTTTACAATTTCAGGCGGAACAAAAGGTAAATCTATTTCTACCGTGGCACCTGTTTCAGTCTCTGTTCCTGCTTCAGGTGTGTCATCAACTTCAACTTCAACCGCTTCATCCTCATCGTCATCGTCAGGAGACTCCGGTGGATCAATAGAACTAGCAACCTTTGAAGCTGTTTTGTCAATCTCAACTGTAGTGCTGCCTTCAGTTGGTTCCGTTTCAACTGTGGTCTGTCCTGTAGCAGGGATGTTTGTCGTTCCTTCTACGTTTTCCGCTGGAGAAAGATTAACCGTAGAGGTTCCTTTTTGAGCCTCGATTTGCGCTCTACCCTCTTCGGTAAACGGTGATGGTGGTTTTGTATCTACGACCACCTCTTCTTCAGTCTGACTTAGATTAACCTTGGATGGTGTAGTGTTTAACGCAGCAATTCCTTTTCTACCTTCTTCGGTAAATGGAGACAGTTTAGGTGCTGTGTCCTCATTTGCAGAAACAACGATCTCTGGTGATTCAACGCGAGACAATACGCTCTCCGGGCCTTCAGCTAACAACTCTCTTACTTTAGCTGATACGAACATAGGAGTTAAAGCGTCCTCTGGTGCTAGAAGGCCAGCGTCTACAAGGGTTTTTGCCTCCTTCTTTGTAATTAATTGTGCAGAGCCAGCAAGTTCTTTTGCTCTAGCTTTTTGTAGAATGTCAACAACTTCTGAAGTTACTTCAGGTTCTGCAAAAGGATTAGTAATCCCAGCCCCATCTGTAACGCTAGTGAAAGGACCAGTACCACCTAGTTCTTTCTCTGTGTCTATCGCCGCTTTCAAGCTTTCATTTATTTCATTAAACGCTGTGCTGTCTTCAACCGGAGGGATCATAGCCTGTTCAATACCTGAAGGTGGTTTTCGAAGAGCCGCTTCTATCGCTGCCTTTTGTAACCCTAAATCTACACGAGTCTCACCGTCTTTGGTAACAAGAGGATTGTTAAATGCTTCTTGCGTAATTCTAGCTACAACAGCAGAATCAAGTTTGGCGTTCATTTCCTCTACAAGCTCTGCGCTAATTCCACCTGTATTTACAACGGAGTCTTCAGCTAACGCTCGAAGCATCTTCGCATCTTTGTCCATACGATTTGTAATCGCACGTTCAGCCGCTAGGTTTATTTCTTCCTCTGTTAAATTAAAATCTTGAAGACGCCCCTCTGCTACGTTGATCGCTCCTTCATCTTCGATTTGCTGTTCCATAATTATTTCAGCAGCAGTAACTCTGTCCGGCGCAATCTCAGGCCGCATTGGCGTAGTGTCTAAACCCGCAGCTTTTTCATACTCTGTTTGTATGCCCAACGGGTCTGTCGCCACCTGTCCTGCTGTCGCGCTGGTAGGAACAAAGGTTTTAGTATCCGTTGTATCGTCGGTTTTAGTTGATACTTTTTTCCTAGGACTAACTAACGATACTACAGAAGGACCCGTAGCAGTAAGACCACCGACCAGTGTTTCACTAGCTAATTCGCTTGGATCTACTTTCTTTTCAATATCTGTAGCTCCAAGTAACGCTCTGTTTGTTAGCGTTGTTTCAAACGGCCCTTCTTCTACACCCTCGATAAAAGGAGATGCAGCAGCGCCCGTTCTACCAGACTTTAATAAACCCGGAGTTATAGCAGAAACCCCAGCAGCCAAAAAGTTAAGTGGAATCAATCCTCTAGACGCATCGTTCTGTAATTGCCCCACAATCCTAGCATCTTTGTCCGCTTGAGAAAGACCCGCAGTGTCTTCGCTAGCGTTTAATGCGGTCAAATATTCTTGATACTGTGGCGTATTCTGCAACACACCAGACTCCAACGCTTCATCTATTTCAGCGTTAATTGTTCTCTGGCCCTCACCACCTGCCAACGTTCCACCCAAAACTCCACCAGCCGCTGGGTTTACAAAAGAAGTTCCAAGAGTAGCAAGGAAAGCAGGTGATGTTAAAATCGTTTGAGCACCAGCCGCCATTGGATCAACCTTTATTCCTGAAAGGTTAAGCTTGTTTGGATCCTCTCCCAAAGGTCTAGCAAAAGCCGGATCAACCTGATCCAAACCATATCCAAACTTGTTAGGTATTGTAACAGCAGGTGACTGAACTAATTCTCTTGTTTCTGGGGACAGCTTCTCAATGTTCTCTCGCATTTCTGCAAATTCTTTGTCCGCAATGTTTTGTAATACATTCTCTACAACCGTTGTAGCATTGGGTAATCGCATAGCAGCAGAACCCGTTTCTTGAGATGCAAGGTCCCCGGTCCGATATAAATACTGCTCATCGGTCATTCGATCCAAGCCGCTCATATCCCCTAAACCCGCAGCGCGATACTTGTACATAGGATCTTGAACAAACTCAGCGCCAGAACCGGGAACGTTTAAATCCCTCGCAGCCTCTAATATCCCACTAACAACTTGCTCTCCACCTTGAGCCGCTAAACCCGGAAGAAGATCCGTAGTACCTATGTTCAATAAACTTTTATTATCAGGCTCAAACTGAGAAAAGTCCACTGGTCCCGAAGGTAAACCCATGTCGTCGTCGGTTAAACCCACACCCGATGATGGCTGATCGAAACTCGCCTCTTGAGCCGACATAGGATCCAGCTTTGTTACGGTCTCGTCCATCAAAGGGATAGTTAAAGGACTAAAATCAGTTGCTAACCCAGATAAGTTTCCAGCACTTGCAAACTGTGTACCAGCCATTGCAGGAGAATCCGCTTTGTCATTCTCGTATTTTGTAGCAGCCAAGTACTCGCCAGTGTTCATTAGGCCCTCGCCTACCGGATCCGAACTGCTGTTTTTCAACGCAGATAGAACCTCTAACTCTGGATCTACACCACCCGCATAATTAACAGTGCCCGGGGGAAGCGTACCTTCAGGTGCACCTCGACCCAACTCACCCATGCTTACGCCCGTGTAATCAAAGGCTGGACCTGTTTCTACGGGTTCTGGTTCTGGCTCTGGTCTGGGTTTAGGTCTCGGACTTGTATCCGGTGTTGTGTCAACCGCAGGTTCCGCAGCAATAGTTTTAGCTACCGCATCTGCATCAAAGTTAACGCCTAAACCTCCCGTTACAGGCTGTATGTATTCAACCGTAGGTTCGTAATCCGTCTGTCCAACCTGCTCCGCATAAGAGTCAGATGCCGGAAAAAACCCAGTTGGTATACCAATGTCATTCGCAGGAATGTCCGTAGCCGATGCCGGGGAAGCAGCAAACGCACTACCCTCATCCAAAGAAATCTTAGCAATCGCTTCCTTCTCGTCCCTTTGAGCCGTGTTTCCAAAACGAACATCTTGACCAAGACCGTTGTCTTTACCCTTACCAGTATACGTTCTAGTCAAAAACTGAGTGCCGCCGGATGTAGTTGTCTCCACCCACTCAAACCCATCTCCAGCATACTGACCAGTCTTCGACACCTGACCAATCGTATTATCCGCCTTTGTTAACGTAGGCTTCTGTGCAGGTTTGTCGTCATCGTCCGAGGAGCTAGAACCGCCGCCACCTCCACCGCCGCCGCTCGGCTCACCAAAAACCCTAGGATCAAATAGTGGATCAAAAAACAACGAGTACCGCATCAGTTAACTCCTAAACTATAATTTGCACCAACCAGACTATAACCTCGTTTGTCCAGTATACGGGTAAACTTATCCATGTTTATACCAGAATCTTGACTCAGGTAAACCATCTTGGCACCCTCACCACTAGCCCACGTCTCAAACATAGCCAATAACTCCAGTCCAACACCCAATTTTCTATACTCTTCTCTCACATACCATAGCACATCTCGTGCAAATTTATCAGAACTAAAGTAAAACTCGCTCATGTTGCCAGCAAAAACCCCCACAGTCTCACCACCATCTACAGCAATAATCAATACATGACCCGGTTCAACCGCATATTTTTCCGCTATATCCAAAAGTTTCTGGTCATCAAAATCAACTAAACCCGTAAATGCGCTCTCCCCAAACGCCAACATGCCCATCTCCACAAAGTCCTCTCCCAGTTTTTGCGGTAAATGGTCCATAATCATGTACTCAATCATTTTCTCTTGTATAAACTCTCAATACCACCCGGCGTCATATACTTCTGAATAACCTTACGCATTGGATCACCACCACTGCTCAACGGACTCATGCGACTACTTTTACCAAATCTCGTACCAATCCTTGGTGCCCTCGGACTCAATAACGGCTTGATACGCTCCTCACCAAACAACGCCTGTATGCCCTTCATGTAATCCGTCATCTTGTCGCCACCCTCCTGCGGAACAACGCCCGAAGGTTGAGCTTTCGGCGTCTTAACCTGCTTGCCGTTCAAAATCTCAGAGGCATACGCCTGTGCAGCAGAGGACGGAGTTCCACGGTTCACGTTTGTCGGACCACCGTTATACGCCATCAATGCCTTGTTATAATCACCGTCATAGTTCTTGATTAACGCTCCTAGATACTCGGCTCCAAAACGTAAGTTGTCTTCTGGATTCAACCGATCCTGTATCGGAGTAACACCATAACCCGGTTTCATACCAGTGTCAGGCTTGATCTGAGTAAACCCCAACTCGCCTTTCGTGCCCTTGGCAGACGGGTTAAATTTACTTTCTTTCTCAATTAAACGAATAAAAACTTCTGGATCTACACCATATCGCTCTGCCATCTGTGCAGCGACTATCTTGTATCGGTTTGTTTCTGACATTCTAAAACCCCTGTGGCTATAAAAATATCCTACTATATTCCAAACGAAAATACACCCGCAATTTTTTTCTAGTGTATCTGCGCCTTTTTTGCCCTGCGTGTTCGCTTGAAACTTCGGTTCTTACTCTTTGATAACACAGCTAAATTCTTAGATGAGTTGTCTCTAGGGTTGCCGTTTTTGTGCGTAACATCCTTGCCATCACCCTTTTTTACCTTGCCTTTCTTCATCATTGCAGCCCGGGCAGCGTTTCTAGCCGCCCTGTTTTTCTTTTGTTTATCAGAAGAATGGTAGTTTTTGTACTCTGATTTGTAGTTTCTAGTCGTTGCCATAAGCCTCTCCATACCCATCTAACGAAATTATACACGAATGAATCTACAAAACCAACATTATAGGGTGCACACAGAACAACGCGGGACGCAAATATCGGGTGGTGGGGTTCGAAGGACTCTCTTCGTTCATAGGTTTTCGCCAGAGTAACCCCTATTCAATATCTAAGCTGGGTTTACAAGGCAACATGGTTCTAGTGTCTGGCTTGCCTATACCTGTGCACTTACTTATTCAGCAGAATATTTTAGGTTAGACCCCTTCGTTTTTGGGTCAGATGGATAGCTCTGCACCAAGGGAAGACGCCATGGTACAAACCGCCGTTCACGACTTTGCTTGAGGCAAAGCTCGACCACTCTGGTTTGTACCTAGAAAGGGCATGTATTTAAGTTTCTTCTACATGCCCTATCTTGCATCTTCTAACTGGGGCAAACCTCACACGGAGGATGCGCTCATCCGCGCATGCCCCAGATGACCTCACAGCTGTTGCTCCGACTCGTGAAGTACTCGCTCCGACAACAGGTCTGTGAAAATTGCTTGCAGTTTGCCCGTTCTGCATCTGAGTGCTATTCACGATTAGGTAGTCGAGCCGTGGTTCGACTGCTAATCGCGGCACACAGGTCGCAGTACTACCGTTGTTACACACACACATGAGTCATGGTTATACCCCCGGTAGGCCATGCGAGAAAATGCATCGTCAAGGGAACCGACTTTTATTTGCCCGATGGGCTAATCAAAAAAAGTCGAGTTGCGCACGGCTGCTGTCGGTGCTTCGCACATTTTACTTGTGCACGGGACTAATGCCCGTGCAGGTCGCCGCCTTGACCATTCCCTCACCCAACATTTTTACTTGTTTAGTGGGTTTGGGTTCGGTGCGATTTCCCCTCATAGCATAGAACCGGAGCACCACGACTATGTGTTTTGGTGTTTTATTTCAACTTACTAAGGAGGCTATCATGCCAAAGTACAATTACTCTCAATATCAAAATGTTCCGATCACTCTCGAAGTTACCGTGGGTGAGGTCAAGGACTTAGTTCGTATCTTGCAAGAAGCAGGAGACAACGCGACTTCAAAGTACTCGACAGAACGAACTGCTCATCGTGAGTGGACTGCCGTTCTTCAGAATGCTGTTCGAGAAATTGAGAGCAGTATCAGTTGGGATAAGAATTCCATCAATCAACCAATCGAGTACAAGGAGACAGCGTAGCTTGGACACTTTGAACCTATTTCATACCCCGACGTCGTGGGATGAACTGATGGATTGGGTTGATCGTCACAATCGTGATGATCGACCTCATCTCATCACAGCCGCCGCAATGGGTTTCAACCTTGCGGTTCAACAGTCAAAACAGGAGGATCCAAATGACTGACCTAAATCTTATCACTTCCGAATCCAAAGACGAGTTCTTCGAGGCTCTAAGCAAATCTATCTGGCTATTGTTGCAAGACAAACTAGCCACGGAGCTTGACAAACGTCTCGCGGACATGGGTCACAACGACTCTGAGTTCGATCTCGAAGAGCACAGATGGCAGGTTGACGATTGGATCAACACCGCTCTGGAAGAGTACGACATGTCTGGTCATGAATATCAGATCGAGGAGATGGTCAACAATCATCTCGAAGGTAAAGAGATGGAAGCAACCATAGCCTTCAAATAATTCGAACCTGCCGGGGGCGGCATTCTTTGCCCCCGGCTTTCAAACAGAAGGAACGTTATCATGAAATCAGGTATTATCTACAATGGACCCAGTCTCTTGGATGGTACGCCAATCGTTG